GATACGACGATGGGAAACACCACTCGTCAGGGAACGATTGATTATGTCATCGTGGGTTATGTCAAAGGGTCAGGCATCGACACTTCCAGAAACGAACTTATTGAAGGCATCGAGGAAGCACTGGACGCAGACAGAACTCGCGGCGGCAACGCCCTCAACACGGAGACCGTTTTGGTCGAAACTGATGAAGGGCTTTTATTCCCGGTCGGTGGTATTCGGGTTACTGTCCGAGTTACCTACGACTTCACGCAAGGAGCGACTTAATGGTTAAAGCGATTGAAATGGAACTCAAAGGTACGGTGGTTATTGTCCATCCTGCCAAAGAGAAAGAAATGGAAGCCAAAGGATGGAAACATCGTGGCAAGCCAGTAGCACGGGCAAAGGTTGCAAAGCCAGAGCCTATCATCAACAAGCCAAGCGACGAGGAATAAGTTAAATGGCAACACATCACGGAAAAGACGGCACCTGTAAAGTCGGGGCGAATACGGTTGCCGAAATCAAAAACTGGTCTTTGGACGAGTCTGCTGATACGGTCGAAGATAGCGCAATGGGGGACGCCTCCAAGACGTATCTCGTCGGCATGACGGACGCGAGCGGCACGATCACTTGCCATTGGGACGAGACCGATGCAACTGGTCAAGAAGCAATGACGATTGGCTCAAGTGTCACGCTGAATCTGTACCCCGAAGGAGCGGACACCGGTGACACCTATGCGACGATGACTGCGCTGATTAACAGCGTGGGCGTCAGCGTCGATATGGGCGACATTATTGAGCGTTCATTCGGCTTTCAAGTAACTGGCGGCGTAACTTGGGGAACCGCACCCTAACCGATAGGAGAGATTAAATGTCAAACGGTGCTGAACTTCTCGCTAGAGCGAAAACACACTGGCGGGATAAACTCGTCGCGCCTATGGGGTCGGTGGTGGTTTCCGAATGGGATTCCACCATCTACTTCAAGCCGACGACGCTTGCTCAACGGAACCGGATTTTCAAATACGTCAACGACGGCTCGCTTGAGTCACTGGTCGAGACTTTGATTATCCGGGCGCTTGATGGCGATGGGAAAAAACTGTTTAACAACAATGACAAAAAAGCATTGATGGAGTCAGTCGATCCCGACGTAATCGTTCGCGTGATTAACGCCATGAACGAAGAACCAGAAACAACCGTGGAGGACGCAAGAAAAAACTCAGAAGCGGCGACGAAGAAATCATCCTGATATTTAGACTCGCCGAGCATTTGCACAAAACGGTCGGGGAACTGACCGAAACAATGACAACGGACGAGTTAACCTACTGGGCTTGTTGGTTCGAGTGGGTGGCTCAACAAAAAGAGATTAGACGCTAATGGCAGTTGCTGACGCAACAATCAATATAGTTGCACATGATAAAACGCAAAAAGCGTTTAAGTCTGTTGACAATAATCTCAATCGCACAAGCGATGCGCTTAAAGGTTTAGCCAAGCGTTTCATCTTCGCGGCGGGTGCGGCGGGTATTGGTGGATTTGTAAAACAAACCATTAACGCCGCTGACCGTCTAGACAAACTTTCCAAACGTTTAGACATAGGCGTTTCGGCACTTTCTGAGTATGAACACGTTGCCAAAATTGGAGGCGTTACTTTTGAAACGCTCACGATGGGTATGCAACGATTAACACGTCGCGTTGCTGAAGCCGCAGGTGGTTTCGGTGAAGCAAAGGGCGCGCTTCGTGAACTTGGTTTAGATGCCGGTGAATTAAACAAACTTCCGCTCGATCAAAAATTTGAAGTCGTTGCGGATGCGTTGATGGGTCTTACAAGTGAATCGGATCGGGTTCGCTTGGCTATGAAATTGTTTGACTCTGAAGGCGTTGCTTTGATTCAAACGATGCAAGGCGGCGCAGAAGGCATTAAAAAGGTGCGCGATGAAGCAAGACAGTTAGGCTTAACCATCAGCAAAGAAACCGCTACAGCGGCGGCTAACTTTAACGATGAAATGACTAACCTGACAGGCGCAATACAAGGATTGGCAAATGAAGCCTTGCCTACTTTATTGCCGTTGCTAACAGATACGGTTGACGCTCTTAAAGCAGGAATCCAATTCATTAAAGATTGGGCAACCGAGATAAAGTTTGTTGCGCTTGCAGTGACTAATTTATTTATTGTTAGTCAAATAACTAAATTAATTATCGGAATGAAAGCGGCAATGGCGGCGGCAACCATTACTGCGCGAGGATTGGGAGTCGCAATATCTGGAATGCTTGGAGGCATACCCGGTCTTCTTACATTAGCCGGAACTGCATTCTTTTATTTCGGAATGGATTTAAACGGCAACACTAAAAAATTAAAAGATAACGAACAAGCGATTAGAAATCTTCGCCATGAATATACGCTATTCAGCAAAATACAACTTACTGATTCTATTTCTCGCATTACAGGAGAAATGAAAAAACTTGAATCATCCATAGAGTCAGCAAAAAAAGAATTAGAGAATCTGAACAGTGAAGTAGTAGTTGGCGATGAAGTAATGGAAGGATTGCAAAATGTTTTAGGAAACACTACTCGTGATGAACTAAAACAGATGGAAGATGCTTTTGCAGATTTAGGCATTGAATTAGAAATAGCAAAAGAAGCATTAAAAAATCTTGAAGAAGCGCAAAATGCGGCTTCAAGAAGCATGACTGTTGCTGAGGATCAAACACAAAAAGCAAAAACCGCAATGGATAAATATGCGGAGTCGTTAGAAAATGCAGAATTTGAGGCATCTTTGTTTTTCGATAAACAAGAAATGCTTGATGAGATGTTTCGACAAGGCAAGATAAGTAGCGATGTTTATACGAAAGCGATAGATAAACTTGCCGAAAGCGTATTTAGCGCAGATGAAGCATCAACAGAATTAGCCGAATCGACAGATACTTTAAAAGAATCTATCGATGGATTTATCGATGGAGTCAAAGGAAGTTGGGAAACAATGTGGTCGGATTTGTTTACTGGCAAATCCACTATCAAGACATTTAAAGACTTCATTGACACTATTGAAACTATGTTTCTGCAAATGCTTGCAAAGATTGCGGCGCAAGCAACATGGGATGCAATTTTCGGTAAATTGATTCCGGGCGCAGGCGGTGGAGGCGGTTTAGATATCGGATCGATCATCAGCGGAATATTTAGCAAAATATTTACTGGCGGTGGAGGCGAAAAAGAAGGCATCACTTCTGCAATTTCTACTGCAATCAGCACAGTTACTGGAGGCGCAACAGGCGGCACAGCCGCAGGCGGCATAGGCTCCTCGATTATGTCCGGGATTAGTAGCATCGGAACAGCAATAAAAGGTGTTTTCAGCAGTATCACTTCGAGCATAACGGGAGCAAGCACGGCGGTATCAAGCGCGGCATCAAGCGTAGGATCGGCGGCGAGCAGTGCGATGGGATCAAGTGCATTAGCAAGCGCGGCGGGTTTTGCTGTTCCTCTTGGAATCGCTTTATTTGGATTTTTGAAAAACGCCAAATATAAGAAATGGTTAAAAGGGCAATTCCGTGGTTTGATGAATAACCCGGAGATTGTTAGCAATCTTGCTTCAGAAAGCATATTGGCTGATGAATTTGTCAAATTAGGAGAACACGCAGGCAAAAATTATATTCAAGTCGGTGAGACTGCCGCGAAAGTTCTTGGCGAACTTGCGAATAAATCACTTGGTCTGACACGTTTCCAACTAAAAGGCATGAAGGATGATTTTGGAAATGTAATTGTCACAGCAAATAATTTCAGTCAATTGATGGAGATTGTTGAGCGTCAAGGCCCATTTGTTAAACAGGCTGAAGAACTCCGCGCCCTTCATGGCGATATGACAATCGCAAAAGAAGGAATCGCACTAGTAAATCGAGAATTATTTGAAGCAGACCTTGCTTACGCAAAAATGGGTCAATCTGGTGTTGATGCTTTAATGAAGATCAATGTTAGATCAAATGAATATGAAAACATCATGCAAAGAGGGTTTGTGACAGCAACCCAGATGGCGCAGATGGGCCTCGAAGGATTCGGCCATATGTCTGCCGATGTGTTCGATATCATCGTGCGCGGTGTGCAGGATTCCGAAGGCGCGATGAAAAGCCTAGCCGAAGCCGCTCAGATTGCTATCGACAAAGGTCGGCAAGCCGCTAGTTTTGAAACA